TATCATGTCCAGTAAGTCTGTATTGTAGGACACAACCGCTAGTTGGTCGATGTAGGCTAAAGAGTCTATTAAGTCATCGTGTACTAAGTGATTAGGGAACTGAAATAGTTGGTCTAAGAACTCACCGTTCCACTCGCCTTTGTTCAATGTGACACGTCCATTCTCAAATCTACCTTGTAGCGCCCAAACAATCCTATCGACTTTTTTCTGATTGCCGTGGGTAAGCTCTTCAATTCTAAAGTAACGGCTACGCTGCTTCATCAAGTCCATTAAGGGAGACATAACAGCCTGTTTAGAAATACCACGCTCAATGCCAACACTAATAGGTCTATAGCGTTCAACGGCATTAAATATCTTCTCAGCCGTCTTGTCCAACGTCCATCGACCGTAAATAACTTCTTTAACGTACCAACCATGTTCGTTAACCTTAACAACACTAATCGCTGTGTTATCTAATCTTTTGTTCTTTTTGTTAGGAGAACTGTTGTCAGTAAAGCCTGCTAAATCCACTGCAATATAGTAGTCACCAATGCTAGGTTCTTCCTCGTCAAACTGTATCCATTCTTCTTTAAATATTTCAGACCCTAGTGCCTCAAAGGACGCTAGGAATTCCTGACGGAATGCATAAGAAGACATGGATTGTTTAGCTAGGTTGATTTCTTCTGGGTCTAACTTTTCGTTGTCATAGGACGTAAAATGCCAAGCTTTGTAACTCTTATCGTCCTCGGACTTATCTGCGTAGACAAATAAATCATAGAAGTGATTACGGCCCTTAGGTGTCCCGATGAACAAAGCGTCACCCTTACGGTCAGCTAGAGCAGGACGCAGGATTTCTTCCCAGACCTGTTGCTTCATGTCGGCATATTCGTCCATCACAAGATATTCAAGTGAGACACCACGCATCGTATCGGGTCTATCGGCCCCTTTAAGACATATACGTGAGCCATTCACTAGCTTCATTTCCATGTTGTTCACATGCTTTGACGTAAGCACTGGAAACGCTAGTTCCTCTAGTAGAGACCACATGATGTCACGGGCCTGACCCTGCGTAGGCGCTACGTAAAACACGGTACACCCAGTAGCCTGTAGTGCTCTAATAATCATGGTCCATGCCGCCAAGCGACTCTTGCCACAACGACGACCTGCGGCCACTACTTTAAATCTTGTTTTGTCTGCGTAGACCTTTTGTTGCCACTTTAGTAGCTCAACGTTTAACTCAGCCATCAGTAGGCCCACACTACGTTACTAGGGAATCTATCGTTATTCCAATCAGCTATATCTATATGAATAAATGACCTATTGATACCAAACCTAGTGATGCCTAATTTCATTCCTTCCTGCATAATCTTATAGCGTTGACTAGATGACGCTCTAATGTCCACAGCTACCCCAAGAGCATGAGCACCCACAAGGTCCTTAGTCCTTTCTAGGGAATGATCAGGGCTTCTATAGCCCGAAGTAATAATGAAGGGGAAACCACAAGCCTCTCTCAGCTTATCTAGGACTGACATAAACTCAGGGTCCATTCTTAAGATACCCGTCTCCTGACAACGTAGTTCATCTTCTGTAAAATATTGGCTATCTAGAGAAGCTAAATTATTATTTAGGCTCATTGATGATGACCTCCTCGTAACTACCGTCTATAGGTTTTTCCTGAGGGTTCTCAGGGGTGTCTCCAATAGACACATCGCCCCCTACGCCACTAATGTTAATCTGTATTGCATTCTTACTGGCATTGCCTGAGACTTCTTTTTCAAAAGCAGACACTGGGAGCATACGGTCCATCAATAGTTTCCATGCGGCCGCTTGGTTCTTATGTTCATTGTCCAAAGCAGCATCAAAAATAGACTCTAATACCTTAGCTGACTTAGGAGAAGCTAACATACGAGCCTTATACTCATTGATAATACTAGCGTCACCTTTAGGGCGCCCTACGGCTCCTCTGTTACCTTGAGTTTTCTTCTGTATATCAGTCTTCCTAGGACGTCCCCTCTTTTTCTTAGGGGGATCCTGAGGTGTTTCTTTATTAGTAGACATAATTATTATCCTTTTAGATTGTCTTAGGTATTCTAAGGTCTTTCTTTAGACTTATTCTTTAAAGATAATCAATAAAGATTAGTCTAAACTACCAAGGCTTCTTAAGTAACTATATTATACCACATATTTGTCTAAAAGTCAAGAGTTTTCTTAAGAATTCTTTAGAGCTAAAGCCACCTTTTTATAACTTTTAGCTCTAAAGATAAGCATTTGATTTCATTTGACTTTCATTTGTCTACTTAAGGTGGGTTTTCCTTAGTTTTCACACGGTTTCTCTTGTAAATCTGGGGGCCTACCTCAAGAAAACTTAAGTTCCAAGCCCTCCCCCGCCCCTTTTGTACCAAAGTTATCCACAGGAAACCCCTGAGTTATCCACAGGTTATCCACAGGTCTATCCACAGCAGGGCCTAGAGTTATCCACAGGGCCCTAAGTTATCCACAGGCAGGCCCTGAGTTATCCACAGGTTGTCCACATGTCCACAGGTTATCCACAGGTTATCCACAGGTGAGACGTGAGGGTCGCATAGGGAGCCTATAGTTATCCACAACCATGAGTTATCCACAGGTTATACATAAGTTATCCACAGGCTATACACACGTCTATCCACAGGTTATACACATAGTTATACACAGGTTATTCATGTGGGGCGATCGGTAAACTTGGCATGCTTATTGCTACGTGTGTGCGTACGCGCCATAGATGCATAGGTGTAAACTTATGTTGACATAATTAATTTAGATAAATATGAAAATAATGTTTGACATATGAATTTAAGTCTATAATATAGGCATCAAGTCAGCGGGGCAATGGTGCCTCACTGGTCAACCACTACAGGAAATATATTATGAACTTATCTAGTAACATGAACATTCACGGCGTAGCATCTATCGAAGTTTCTGAGATCCGCAAGCTAGGCGACGCAGGCACATACGTACGCGACATTACATTTAAAGACGTAGACGGCAACGCGTTCGAGGTCACAGTGTTTGCGGAAGGCGTTGACGGCGTGAAGGTGAACGTAAACGGCACAGTGAACTTGAAGCTATAAGAGGGGATAACCATGAACACTCAAAGCGAACGTATCGAATCAATGTCAAAAAGTGAATTAGAGTATCACGTTGCAATTTTGGCCAACCAGTTGACGTATTTAACGGTACTGTCTGAAATGGATATGGAACCGTCGAAAGAAGACTTAGAGCGCTCAAAGCTTTACTTGAAGAATTTAAACGGTGACGAAAAGCTTTATTTGAAAGGTTTTAATGATAACTAGTTTACATATCGGGCGCATTGGTATACAGTGCGTCTCATTATGTTAACTCACAAGTCAAACCAACGGAGTAAATCTAATGACTGTACTATTGACTAAATCAGCGACAAAGCTAGACAAATCACAGAATGACGAATGGCTAAATGTGGTCATGTATCTTGATCCAAACTATAGCAAAGACGTATGTAAGGGCGCCTCTGAAGGATGCCGGAAGTCGTGCCTAATCTATAGCGGTCATATGGCCATGCAGGGCGCCATTGACGCACGCAAGGCACGCACAGAACGCTATTTTGAGCAACGTGATTTATTTATGATGCAACTTAAAGGTGAAATAGCACAGGCGTTGTCTAAGGCCACGAAGCAGGGCAAACGACTTGCAGTGCGTCTAAATGGTACTAGTGACATTGATTGGCGTGAGGTTTATGAAGCGTTCCCAATGGTTCAGTTCTACGAATACACAAAGCGCATGGACCTTATCAAGCGCAATAAGGACCTACCGAACGTAGACTATACATTCAGTAAACACGAGAACCATACGCTCGATAATGTCAAAAAGGTATTATCTCAAGGTATTAACGTGACCGTAGTCTATAGCGACACAGTGCCAACAAAATGGCATGGTCTAGACGTTATCAACGGGGACAAGCACGATCGACGCTTTGAGGACGTCAAGGGTAAACTAGTAGGTCTTAAGCTCAAGGGCCGTAAGCATGCTAAAGAATCAGCAATTAAAACTGGGTTTGCCGTTAGTTCATAACAAGAGGTTTTAACATGATTAATTTCATACTTACGTTATTATCTTATTTATTCATTGGTCCGCACGATAGCGCCTACGATAAAATGAGAGAACAGCACGAAAAAATTGCAACCGGTGAACTGCCTCCGGAAATAGAACAAGGTGATGAACAATGAGTATAAAAGTTTTCGTATACTACAATTTACATAAATGTAAGTGGTCAATCAAGGCCCTTGAAGGCCCACAGAAAAACAAAGTCATCAGTCATGCGGACGTCGTAGAGCTCGCTAACGTCGTTCCTAAGGTATCGGAAGCGGGACGCCTCAGGGTTCTACGGGATAAGCAAAAGAACGTCCATGCGGGCCTTACGGGGACGCTCAAGGCCTATGCTGACATAGACGTCGTGGACTTGCTGGGTTCGGATGCGTGGACTGAAGTTACCTATAATCCGTATTTGTACAATACATTCGTATTCGTGGACGACAAACGACCATACCTAGGTTCAAACCGTGCGCGTATGGTAAATAAAAAAGTATTCATCAAGGGGACTATATAATGACAAGCGGAACAATGACATACGAAAGCATTCTAGACGTCGAAGTCATAGTGACTAGTGAAGTCGATTATTACCACGACCACGGGAACCCTTACGGAACGCCCGACAATGCGTACCCTGAGGAGTTCGAAGTAAACGATTCTGAGATCACTGAGATACACATAAATAATAAGCAGGTCACGGATCCGCACGTGCTCGAGTACCTTAAAAACCTACTAGGCGAGGCCGTCCACGAGGACATAAACGAGAATTTTTATCTATGAAAAACTATGTAAACGACTGGACCATTGACGAACTAGGGCGGTCAATGGCCTTTAGCACCACGGCCCTCAATACGCTATATGACGAACAACAAGGCAAAAGACATAAGCTAGGGTTGTCCAAACGTAAAACCCGTGCTATGATGCGCCAGAAGACCACTAGAGAGGAATTAAAACAATGAGATGTAAAGCATGCAACACGATACTAAATGACTACGAGGTACGCCGTAAGGACTCAGAGGAACAATATATTGACCTATGTAGTCCGTGCTACCGCCACAGTCAGAATGTAATCACAGAAAACAATGACGTTGACGTAGACAGTATTATACGTTACAATGATAATGACAACTTAGAGGATATACTATAATGTTAAGACCATACGTGCGTTACGCTTTAACGAGAACTAAAAAAGCACTGAGAGAATGCAACATGCCCGCTAATAGGGATAATGTTCTAAAGGTCCTCGTTGACTACTACGGACTATCACCAAAAGAAATTGAAGAAATTAAAATTTAATTGTTGACAATAAGACAAAACAACGGTATAATCTTAAGTATACATTAGTTAATAATCTTAAAGATATATATTCTAATGTATTCTTAAGAAACTTAAGACATAACCTATAGGAGAGATAATTATGTCAGTAGCAATCGGTACAGTGGCTTTCGAAAGCCTAAACAAAACAGACGTCTATAATGGTATGGACACAGGTAAATATAACATCACGCTAACGCTAGACGACGCCTCCGCTGAGGAATTAGCGAGTAAGGGTGTCAACCTTAAGGAGTACGAGGGCAACAAACAGCGCAAGTTCGCCTCCAAGTACATGGTGGACGTCTTTAATGCTGACGGGACCCGATTCAATGGACAGGTCACACGTGGTTCAAAAGTCAAAGTCAAGTACAGCCTCGGTAAGCCTCATCCAGTCCACGGGACGCCTCCGTACTTGTCTGCGGTCAAGGTCCTTGAACTAGCGGACGACATGGACAGCGAGGGCGCAGGTGACTTCTAAGTTTGTTCAGCATGAGTCATGCCCGTCGTGTGGCTCTAAGAATAACTTGGCTCGTTATGATGACGGTCATGCGGTGTGCTTCGGCATGTCGTGTGACCACTACGAACCACCTAGCGACGGTTTCAGTTTTGATAATGTCTCATCACAGCAGGCACAGAACAACAGGAGGCTAGAAGTGACAGGCGTACACGCTAATATACCAGATAGACGCATTAGTCAAAAGACATGCAAAAAGTACAATGTCACAGTAGAGTACGGAACGGATGGTCAGATAACCAAGCACCACTACCCTTACTACTCTAAGGACACAAACGAGCAAGTGGGCTCAAAGGTTCGAATCGTAGAAGGAAAACAATTTTATGCTACAGGTACATTACAAGACACGCAGTTATTCGGTCAACAAGCGTGGCCGTCGGGTGGCAAGTACATTACTATCACAGAGGGTGAGGCTGATGCGCTTGCGGTTGCAGAGATGTTTGACTGTAAGTTCCCCGTTGTCAGTCTACGGACAGGCGCTCAGGGCGCTCAGAAAGACATTAAGCAGAACCTAGACTACCTAGAGTCATTTGACAACATTGTTATTTGCTTTGATAGCGACGAGGCAGGACAGAAGGCATCCCGTGAGGTCCTAGACCTATTCACGCCCAACAAAGCTAAAAACTTAGTCCTGAGTCAAAAGGACGCAGGGGACATGCTTAAGGCAGGTCAGGTAAGGGAATTTGTACAGGAGTGGTGGAATGCTAAACCATATCGTCCTGATGGGATTATCACTAGCACTGATACTTGGGACATACTCGTTGCTCAAGATAATATTGTTAGCATTGAGTACCCTTGGTCGGGACTAAACGACTACACAAAAGGCTTTCGCAAGAAAGAACTGGTGACTATAACTTCAGGCTCAGGCATGGGTAAGTCACAGATTACACGAGAACTAACGCATTATCTACTGAATGCTACCGATGAACGTATAGGTATCTTAGCGCTAGAGGAAGACATAGCGAAGACCACGTTAGGCATTATGTCAGTAGAGGCCAACAAACCGTTGCACTTGGAACCTAACATCACGCTAGAAGAAAAGCGGAAGTACTGGGAAAAGACAATGGGTAGCGATAGGTTCGTTATGTTGGACCACTGGGGTTCCACGCAGGAAGATAACCTGTTAGGCCGTATACGCTACATGGCCAAGGGTTTAGACTGTAAGTGGATCATCCTAGACCATTTGTCAATCGTCGTGTCGGACCAAGAGTCAGGGGACGAACGTAAGGCCATTGACAGCATTATGACCAAGCTCAGGTCATTAGTACAAGAGACGGGCATAGGCTTGTTCCTAGTGTCGCACCTTAAGAGACCAAATAACTCTAAGGGCCACGAGGAGGGAGCACAGGTTTCGTTAGCGGACCTAAGGGGCAGTGCGGCGATAGCACAACTTAGTGACATGGTGATTGGCCTTGAGCGTGACCAACAGCACGAAGACCCTGAGATACGCAACACGACGACCGTACGGGTACTTAAGAATAGATTCGTAGGTTTGACAGGGGCCTGTTGTTATCTACACTACGACGCCGCTACGGGCCGTATGAAAGAAACAGCAAGCCCATACGGACAAGATAGTAACTTGGATTTTTAATTATGAAACGTTTAGCTTTTGACATTGAGACTGACGGTATCTTTGCGACTAAGGTACATTGTATCGTAGCAATAGACATTGACACAAATGAGCAGTACGTGTACAGAAGTGATAAAGGAAACCTACATGACTTTGCTCAACTTCTTGGCCCTGATTGTACTCTTATTGGCCATAACATCATTGGCTACGATATTCCTACCCTTGAAAGAGTCATGGGTTTGTCGTTTGGAGAAACTAAGTTTATTGATACTCTGGTTATGTCTAGGCTCGCTAATCCTAGCAGGACTGGTGGACACAGTCTAAAGAATTTAAGTAGAGGTACTGAGGATGAGAAAACACATTACGAAGACTGGTCGATACTTACTGATGAAATGGTCGAGTATTGTATCCAAGACGTTGTGGCTACTATCGGTGTGTACAAGAGATTACTCGACGAACTTAAGCATTTTAGCTCTGAGAGCATCGACTTGGAACATCAAACTCAAACTATTATACAAAGGCAAGTAAGACACGGTTGGTTGCTTGATACCTTTCGCTGTTATGACTTGTTGGCTAAACTTAAGGAACGTAAATTTGAACTCGAAGACGAAGTACACAAACGCTTTAAACCAAAACTCAAGTTTGTCAAGGAAATTACGCCAAAAATTAAGAAAGACGGCAGTATGTCTAGTGTTGGCCTTAAGTTTCTTGGGGACGCTTGGAATAGTGTCGGCGGTCGCTTTAGTCGTTTAGAACTAGTGACATTCAACCTAGGTTCACGACAGCAGATTGGCGAGTACTTACAGGACTTCGGTTGGAAGCCTAAGAACCTAACACCTACAGGACAGCCTATTGTAGACGAGAGTGTACTCAAGGGCATTGACATACCCGAGGCACAACTCATCGCTGAGTACCTACTGGTCCAAAAGCGTATTGCTCAGGTGGACAGTTGGCTAAGCGCAGTAGACGAGAGAGACGGCAGAGTGCATGGGTACGTCAATAGCAATGGTGCAGTCACAGGACGTATGACACACAGTTCACCTAACGTTGCTCAGGTCCCCGCAGTCTATAGTCCCTATGGTGAGGACTGTCGTAGTTGTTGGATTGTCAAGAAGGGCTACAAACTAGTCGGTTGTGACGCTAGTGGGCTAGAGTTACGTATGTTAGCGCACTATATGAACGACCCTGATTACACAAATGAGGTATTACATGGCGATATCCATTCAACAAACCAAAGAAGTGCAGGACTTACTACACGAGACCAAGCAAAGACTTTTATCTACGCTTTCCTTTATGGAGCAGGAGATGCCAAGATTGGCAGCATCGTTGGAGGTACGGCAAAGCATGGCGCACGACTTAAAGCTAAGTTCCTTGATAATACACCAAGCCTTCAAAGACTTAGAGACCAAGTTTCAGTTGCTTCGGGACGTGGCTACCTCAGAGGACTGGACGGACGCCGTCTTATGATACGCTCAGAGCATAGCGCACTTAATACCCTACTGCAATCCGCAGGCGCTATTGTTATGAAGAAAGCCTTGATTATTCTTGATGAATATGCTAAAATATGGGGGATAGACTATGAGTTCGTTGGTAACATTCACGACGAGTTTCAGGTCGAAGTAAGAGAAGACCAAGCCGATAAGTTCGGTAGTCTAGCCGTGGCATCAATACAAGCCGCAGGTAAACAGTTAGGTCTACGTTGTGACCTAGACGGAGAGTACAAGGTCGGTAACAACTGGGCGGAGACACACTAAGGATAAAATATGAAAACAATAGATACGCTAGTGGCTGACATATATCGGCTAATGGAAACAAAAGAGATACCCGAGAGCGTTGACGCAGAGCAGGCCATTGAGGACTTCGGTGAGGCAGTGAAGGCAATGATGCGACAACAGTTCTCAGAGTACAAGAGAGACCGCAGAACGCTTCGTTTGTCTAATGTAGGGCGTGACGATAGGTACTTATGGAATCTAGTCGCAGGGAAGGATCAGGAGCCCATTAAGGCCCCTACGTACGTCAAGTTCCTATACGGTCATTTGATTGAGGAGATGCTGTTGTGCCTGACGAAGCTCGCAGGGCATACAGTCACTGATGAACAAAAGGTCTGTGAGGTCGCAGGTATCAAAGGACACATGGACTGTAAGATTGACGGTATCGTAACGGACGTCAAGTCCACAAGCACCTTTGGCTTTAAGAAGTTCAAGGACGGGACCTTAGCATCCGATGACCCATTCGGTTACATTGCTCAGATTAAAGCATACGCACGGTCAGAGGGAGAAAACAAGTACGGTTGGTTAGCGATGGATAAGCAAAACGGTCACTTAACGTACCTGATGTACGACGAGGACGACAAGAACCATGCGATGCACGAGCATTTAGACTGGGATATCGAGGAGAGAATTGAGAACATAAAAAAGATAGTCCAGTTGTCGGAGCCACCAGAGTTCTGTGCAGAATACTTGGAAGACGGCAAGTCTGGCAACTTAAAACTGGCTACTACATGCTCTTACTGCCCATACAAGAAAGAGTGCCACCCGAACTTAAGAACCTTTATCTACAGTTCAGGTCCAAGATACTTGGTTAAAGTAGTGAACGAACCTAAAGTACCAGAGGTAGGTTCAAATGGCGACTTCTAAGTATCGGAGCGGCCTAGAGGAGCGCTTTCATAAGAAGGCGCCTATGTTTGAATTTGAGCCTATTAAAGTACCTTATGTAACTAAACGTAACTACATACCGGACTTTGTTATTGAGAATAAGAAGAAACGATATAAGGTCATGATAGAATGCAAAGGTTTCTTTAGGGTTGGAGACACTCAGAAGTACAAAGCGATTCGAGACTGCAATCCTAAGGACGAGCTAATCTTTGTCTTTACCAACGGGCATAAGAAGTTACGTAAGGGCTCTAAGATGACATTAGGCCAGTGGTGTGAGAAGGAAGGGTTCAAGTGGTTCACTGAGGAGACAATAGATGAACTCTTGGAATACTTGGGGATAAACAAATGAGTTATACTTACAATGAATTAATAGAAAGAATGTTGTACTCTATGGATGCTTATGATATAATAGAGTTACTAGAGATTACTCCCGAACAACTAACGGACAGGTTCGAGGACATAATCATGAAGAATTACGAAGACATCGAGATTTATTTACTGGAGAATAGAGCATGACTGGCGAAGAACATGTGAATGACGATAAGTACATCAATTACCTACATTGCTACAAGGTTGCTAATGGCCACGTAGTCCAGATTAAACTAGTGGGCTACAGCACTGAAGTTACTTTCGTAGTACAAAAGGGCGAAGACTTAGCCGAGCAGTTGCCTAAGTTTATTACCAGAGTTTTACAGGAGAAGAACTAATGGACAATCGACGTATGGTAGTCAGTGCTATTGGAGATTACTACAATCAATTAAGTTTGTCTGAGCACTACATGTTCATGGCTCAGGACCCTACTATCGGTGACGAAGACGCACTAATGGAATTATCTGAGAAACACTTTAACTTAGCAAGGAAGACTTATGACTACATCATTACCAACTTTAAGATGGACATTGAATCAGCGTCGAGTTCGATCAAAGAACACCTTGAGAAGGAATCGGAGGTAGCTCACTGATGGGAAAACGTATGGATGTAATTGGACAAAACGGTAACGACGGTCTACACTACAGTTGGCTACAGGATGGCGACGAGCGCACCCCAGACCATTATAATCAGAAGATACAGCCTTGGGACTACATGCAGGCCAATATGTCCGAGGAAGCATTCAAGGGGTATCTAAAGGGTAACATCATTAAGTACATCAGTCGTCACGAGGAAAAGGGCGGTAAGATTGACTTAGAGAAGGCAAAGCATTACATTGACAAGCTTATGGAGGTCTACTGATATGACAGAAAAATACGGTATTTCTATAGACTTAGAGCGTGACACTCGTCTAACTGAGCAAGCCTACAAGTTAGTCACTGAGTTCTACTTAGCGGATGACGAGACGTCACCACAGGAAGCGTACGCACGAGCGTCGGTGGCCTATAGTGCTGGTGACACTGATTTAGCTCAACGTATCTATGACTATGTGTCTAAGGGTTACTTCATGTTCTCAAGTCCAATCTTGAGTAACGCACCGAAGCCTAAGGGTAAACACAAGGCATTACCTATTAGTTGCTTCTTGGGCTATGTCCCTGATACGGTCAAAGGTCTCATTGAGCATCACGCAGAGACGGCATGGTTGTCAGTCAAAGGTGGTGGCGTAGGTGGTCACTGGTCGGACGTACGTGGCATCACTGATAAGTCAGTAGGTGTACTGCCGATGCTTAAGGTCACTGACTCACAGATGACTGCCTACAAGCAGGGCAAGACACGTAAGGGTAGCTATGCGGCCTACCTTGATGTGGACCATCCGGATATCGTAGAGTTCATTAACTTTAAGATTCCTACTGGTGGCGACATCAATCGTAAGTGTTTCAATATATTCAATGCAGTAAACGTAACGGATGACTTCATGTTTGCTGTAGTGCAGGGTGAACAATGGGTACTTAAGGACCCTCACACAGGTAATCCGGTGGACACTGTGTCGGCACGAGAGCTTTGGCAACGGATACTTGAGGCTCGGTTCCGTACCGGTTCACCATATATTAACTTTATCGACACTGCAAACAAGGCACTGCCTGAGTTCCAGAAGAAACTGGGACTTAAGATTAACGGTAGTAACTTATGCAACGAGATACACTTAGCAACTAACGAGGAACGCTCGGCAGTCTGTTGTCTGTCCTCAGTCAATCTTGAGAAGTACGACGAGTGGAAACACACGACAATGGTAGCTGACTTGGTGACATTCCTTGATAACGTACTAGAGGAGTTCATTGCACATGCACCAGACGAGCTTGAGAAGGCACGTTACTCAGCGTATCGTGAGCGTAGTATTGGCATTGGGGCTATGGGCTTTCATGGTTACTTACAGTCTAAAAATATCGCTTGGGAGAGTTGGGAGGCAACGAGTGAAAACTATAAGATATTTAAAGATATTAAAGCGCAAGCTGAAGCGCAGACTTACAAACTTGCTGAGGAACGTGGCGAATGTCCGGATGGTAAAGGATTTGGAGTCAGAAACGCTCATTTACTTGCTATTGCTCCAAATGCTAATAGTTCTATTATTTGCGATTGTTCTGCGTCTATAGAGCCAATCAAGGCCAACGTCTATGTTCACAGAACACGAGCAGGTGCACATACGGTTAGAAACAAATGGCTAGAAGTCCTACTTACAGAATACGAAAGAAATACAAGCGACGTATGGGAGAGTATTTTAGACAACGAAGGAAGCGTTCAGCACTTAGATTTCCTAAGCGACCACGATAAGTCAGTCTTCAAGACTAGCTTTGAGTTGGACCAGAACTGGGTAGTCGAACATGCGGCTAAACGACAAGATTTCGTTTGTCAAGGACAATCGGTTAACTTGTTCTTCCCTAGCGGAGCAGACAAGGGTTATGTAAACCAAGTTCATCTCAAAGCTTACAAGGAAGGTCTCAAGGGCCTGTACTACCTACGAACGTCAGCAGGTATTACCGCAGACAAAGTAGGGGTCAAGGTTGAGCGTGACGCACTTAAGGACTTCGATAGTGCAGAGGAGTGCTTGAGTTGTCAGGGTTGATAGACTATAGCATACATTATCACAAGGGAGTGCCTAGTGCCTCCCGAGTGGTATTCAAGCAACACATAGAAGCAGAGAATGACTTAGCAGCTGATAAGATACGACAGAGGCTTGAGAAAGAGTGTCCTGTGTCCTCGGACTTCAACTTACTGAGCCAGACTGAATATCTTGCGAAGCACGGTTTAGATTAAGTCTACACTTTTACAGGTTTTTATGTCATAAATGTACACTTTTCGCAGGTGTATAGAAATTATGTACACTTGTGATTTTTGAACACAGTAAACATGTATACTTTTTGGCGTTTTCTATACATAACAACGCACATATGTTTAGAAAAAGTCATTATTCGACACTAAAAGTACCTTGGAAAATGCCATATTAAACCAGATTGAGAGGATGAAAAGCATGAATAAACTAATTGAACAAATAAAACAATGGCACTACGACCGTAATCTAATTGATGGCTCTACTGACTTAGCGCAGTTTAGTAAGCTTA